TGTGTGGATATTGACGAACGACATCGTTCAATATGGTCAATGGAATCGCTGAAATTGGACGTACCTCGCTATTTAAGCACAAGCCTCGCAGATATACCCATCCTTTATCTGATATTTGAGAACTTACTTTATGTATTGCTCGTATCTCGCTCCAATTTACATAGAATGTGCAAAGTGCCCCTTTATTTTGAGAACAGCTGATAAGATTAAGTTGCTTCAAGGTATCTATTGCCCGGCGTACTGAACTAATAGAAGTTCCCATGACGTCAGCTAGTTCTTTGTTGGATATGGCGCATGTTGTCTTATCCCCATCTGTATAGCCTCTTCGTAACAGATGAAATAAAATCATAAAGCCATCACTGGATGTTAACGTTGCCATTGCGTATGGAATGCACTTCCAGTGGTTATCGAATTTGTCGGAAAACGTACTCATTTGCTTATATCATCTTTTATATAAAAACTAATAATCTGCCCTTTAACCATCTGTTTGGTAAGACGGAAACCTATTTGTTTTGCAAATCGTCCTATGCGTTGATTATTGGGTGCATACGGAAATCTTTCAGCATAACATGCTCTCATATCTTCTACAGAAACCCTGTTTTTATTTTCTATATCCATACTTTTATTAAATTAGTTCGTTATACATCTATTTATTATTTCTCTTCGTTTTGACTTGGCATATTATTTTGTTGGCACAAGTTAAGTTGATTTTGGCTCAACAATTCATCGCATGTCCGTTTAAAAGGACAATCTTTACAAGCTGTATTCTGTGCAACCACAATGGTTATAGCCGCGATTGAGACAAGCGACAATACAATTAAAAGAATAACAATCATTTTATTTCAAGTTTTTTGTCATTAATATAAAGTCATATTTTAATGGATCCTCTGCATCCCATTGGCGATAAACATGAGTGAGTTCCATAACAGCCTTCCAGCTCTCTTTAGGATAAGATATAAGCCCCATACGTTGTGCTTGCTGCGCAACATGGGTATCCATAACAGCGTATAGTTTTTTAGGTTTGATTAAGTCAGTCTGCCATACTCCTAAATCTATTTCATCTTTACGAACCATCCAACGCAATAGCATATTAATACGTTTACAAGCAGAGTTACGATATGGACTTCCAAGACGGGCCGGTTCACACCAATTGCATAGCGTGAGTAATAAATCATCAAGTGAAATGGGATGTTTTTTTAAATATTCCTGAATAGAATCGTGTTTACTGTAGAAGCATCTTAATTGATGACACACCTCTTTAAATATTTTTCCTGTAAGAGTACGGTAAATACTACATTCGTCCGGAATATCATAAAAATCACCCAATTTAATATATTTACCTGGCTCCCATCCACATACGTTCATCAACTTCTCTGCACAATATATTATATGACTACGTTGTCCCCATGAAACCATAGCCGTTAATATTGCACAAACCTCAATATCCGCTGTAGTTCTCCCAGAAAGATTCCGTATTTGGTGTACTATTTGAATAGGATCATTTGAGATAAACGCTTTATGGTCAAACTGATTCCACATTCGTTCCATCTCATTTTTTAATGTATGTATCATTATTATCTGCTTTTAAATTGTTACGATAAAAAGTTATCATATCAGCTATAATATTAGTTGCTACTTTGGCTTGTTGTGCCATTTCATAATTTTCCGCTTTTACTAAGTTTTCATTCCAGCACCATATATCATATCTGATTTTCCATAAAATCATTTCATTGGCATCATTCGTAAATTGAGAGTGAGATAACATTAGCTTCTGAAGATAATATATCTCTTGAAGAGTTTTGTATTGCTTAGATAGTTTACGAAGTGCATAAATGGCAATGGCAAACAATATTAAGCATAGTATAAAAATTGCATATATCATATTTTTAATTCGTTTATATTTATAAATGAAGGACAGTTTTCATCGCCAATAGTATGATTGGCCGGAATCTTATTGAAAGGTCCATCTCGTTCGCAAGATAAATTATATCTAAGGCAATTATAGCGATCCCAGCATCCTTTAGCATGACACTTATGAGGGTCGTTAGATAATTTGGTATAAGTTATCAATGATAGGAAATTGGCAGTATCTGGCAATTGTTTTCTAAAATGTTCTGGGATTTCACCTTGATGCCATATATTATTGGATTTGATTAATGTTCCATCAAATCGCCGAATATAAAACTCTTTGCCTTCAGAGCCTTTAATAACGTTATTGGGTCGTTTTACAAATGGATATACAATATAATAATGAGAACCAATAACTTCATTACCTATATCCGGATGAGCTATTTTATCCATCCAGAAAGCACATTTAGAACAGACATTTCGTTTACTCATAATACGCAAAATATCTCCCGGAGGATTACATTCATCCAGGTTCTCCAGCGTATTACATAATTCACAAGTAATGATGATGGGTGGGGATACAGACAGTCCCCTCTTTTGTTGTATAAACATGGTCAATTTTATTTATCCGATTATGGAATAAGGATAGGGGCACATGTCGTGCAAATCAAAATGTAAAATGTAGCGAAGAAGTTAAAGACGGATAGAATCGAATATAGAATTTATTTCATCTTCTCTAATGCAGATGTATATTTTAGTTATTTCAATGTTAGAGTGATTGAATATCCTGTTCAATAGTAACAATGCTTCTGACTTGTTTTCGCTTGTATCATAAACATATCGTCCAAATGTTTTTCTAAAAGTATGCGTAGAAAAATTCTCTATATCCAATTTATATTTAGCCTTCCACTCTTTCATTATCCGATTAAGATATTGGGAAGAGACAGATACTCCTGTAAATTTGCTTTTAAATATTAATTCATTCGGATTAGGGCGTTTAAGCAATATATAAAGTTCCTCTATTCTCGTTTGAATACTTAAATTAAATGGGATTTTTCGTACTTTTCCAGTTTTCTTCTCAATTTTAGTCAATGAACCTTTATGGAGAATATCAGCCCATGCTAAAGACAATATATCTGATACTCGTAGTGCAGTGCAGAATGCCAGTCGAGCATATAGTTCCCATAAATATTGTCGATCCTTATGAAGAAGGCGTAGTAATTTCTTATATTCTTCCATAGGAAGATAATCACTTTTAGTTAACTGATTTTTCTTTGCCATAATTATATCAATTCATTTACTCTATGCAAAAGTATGATATTACATTCAATTATGCAAATTTAGAAGCGATTAATATCAATTTAAATCAATATTAATCGCTAATATATTGTAATACAATAATTTAATTATTCAAAATTTCATAGAATTCTTCAATTGATAAAATTGGTATCCCCAATAATTTGGCCTTGGACATTTTTGATGAGTTGGCAGATTTGTCCTTCACCACCAAATGTGTTGTTTTTTTAGACACCCCACTAACAATTTTTCCTCCTTCGTTGGTGATTACTTCTTCAAGATTACTATCTCGAAATCCTGATACACAGATGGACAAACCTTTACATTTACCTTCCAGCACAGCGGTCTTTGGAGACAATTTGTAAGGTATTTTAGTTTCCTCTAAAAAGACCATAAATGGAAAATACCCCAACAATAAGTTTTGTACAGTTATAGGACAATTTTTAAAGTCTTCGCTTTGAACATCCGGTTCGTGATTGATATACCACCCTTGACAGAACGAGCATAAATCCTCATCATCCATTTCATCCAATATTTTTTGGGCCTT